AACGCACTTCAGGCAGACAGAGGCCATGTATTTTACGTCGCACCTACTCAGGGACAAGCCAGAGACATCATGTGGCAGACGCTTCTGGAGTTGGGACATCCTGTTATTGCTGGTAGTCACATCAATAATCTGCAAATTAAGCTTGTCAACGGAGCAACCATCAGCCTCAAAGGGGCGGATAGGCCAGAGACAATGCGAGGTGTCAGCCTCAAGTTTTTAGTGCTGGATGAATACGCAGACATGAAGCCTGACGTATTTGAACAGATCCTAAGACCAGCCTTGGCCGACCAAAAGGGCTGTGCCATGTTTATTGGTACGCCGATGGGAAGGAACCACTTTTATGAACTGTACAAATATGCGGAGTTAGATGATGATCCGACGTACAAGGCTTGGCACTTTACTTCTTATGACAATCCACTACTGGACAAAGACGAAATTGATATTGCTAAACGCTCTATGTCGTCTTATGCGTTTCGTCAGGAATTTATGGCGTCGTTTGAAGCTCGTGGCTCTGAAATGTTTAAGGAAGATTGGGTACAAGTCGCGGAAGAAGGCCCGGATCAGGGTGATTACTACATCGCGATTGATTTGGCGGGATTTGAAGAGGGTAATAAAAAACGCACGAAAAACACTAAACTCGATGAAACGGCGATTACTGTTGTAAAGGTCAATGAACACGGCTGGTTCGTAGAAAACATCATCCACGGACGATGGGAACTTAACGAAACGGCAATGAAGATCTTCCAAGCCGTAAGGGACTACAAGCCTATTAGTGTGGGCATCGAAAGAGGAATAGCCAAGCAGGCGGTAATGTCGCCACTTGTTGACCTCCAGAAAAAGCACGGCACGTTTTTTAGGATAGAAGAACTAACTCACGGCAACCGCAAAAAAACAGATCGAGTAATGTGGGCGCTTCAAGGTAGATTTGAAAACGGGTACATTACGCTAAGAAAGGCAGAATGGAACATAAGATTCCTTGACCAACTGTTCCAATTCCCTGATCCTTTGACACACGATGACTTAGTAGACGCTTTAGCTTATATTGACCAGCTTGCGAAAGTCGCTTATGACTACGAATACGAAATTGAAGACCACGAAATACTAGACGTGGTAGCGGGATACTGACATGACTGACCTATACGAACAAGATCCACTCATGATTCAAGAGTCCGTTGAAGATTGGGTAATGAACAAATGTGAAGACTGGCGTGACTACTATGAGTCAAACTATGAAGACCGCTTTGAAGAGTACTATCGGCTATGGCGTGGCATTTGGGACCCTGCTGATAGTGAGCGCAGGTCTGAGCGTAGCCGTATTATCTCTCCTGCTTTACAGCAAGCTGTCGAGTCTAATGTTGCAGAGCTAGAAGAAGCGACGTTTGGTAGAGGTAAGTGGTTTGATGTTTCCGACAACATGGGCGACACCTCCAAAGAAGATGTCCTATTCCTAAGAAACAAGCTTACCGAAGACTTTGAAGACTGCATGGTACGTAAGGCCGTTGCGGAATGCCTGATTAACGCCGCAGTGTTTGGTACGGGCATCGGTGAGATTGTCATTGAAGAGATGAAGGAGATGGCTCCTGCAACCCAGCCTATTATGGATGGTGATCTTCAGGCGGTAGGTGTTAACGTAACTGACCGCGTAAAAGTAAAACTGCGCCCTGTTATGCCGCAGAACTTCCTAATTGACCCAGTGGCCACAGATGTAGATGAGGCCTTGGGTGTTTGCATTGACGAGTTTGTTAGCCGTCACCAAGTCGAATTACTTCAAGAGCAAGGCGTTTATCGTGACACGTATGTTGGTAGCGCCGCTCCTGACACTGACCTTGAGCCTGACCAAGACATTACGATCTACAACGACGACAAAGTTCGGCTTACTAAATACTATGGTCTTGTTCCGCGTGAGCTACTTAACTCCGCAATGGATGAAGACACTGAGCTGGATGATGAAGACAGCAAGTACATAGAGGCCGTAATCGTTATTGCTAACGGCGGGATCTTGCTTAAAGCAGAGGCAAATCCCTACATGATGAATGACCGTCCTGTTGTTGCATTCCCATGGGATGTAGTGCCTGGTCGCTTCTGGGGTCGTGGTGTTTGTGAAAAAGGCTACAACAGTCAAAAAGCATTAGACACCGAACTTCGAGCAAGAATTGATGCGCTAAGCTTAACAATTCATCCGATGATGGCTATTGACGCTACTCGAATGCCCCGCGGTGCAAAGCCAGAAATACGCCCCGGAAAAATGATTTTAACTAATGGAGACCCTAGAGAGGTTCTTCAGCCATTTAACTTTGGTCAGGTTAATCAAATTACTTTTGCTCAAGCCGGTGCTTTACAGCAGATGGTTCAGCAAGCAACAGGGGCCGTTGACTCAGCAGGAATTGCTGGCCAAGTTAATGGTGAGTCCACTGCCGCCGGTATTAGCATGTCACTCGGCGCGGTGATTAAGCGCCACAAACGCACACTAATTAACTTTCAGCAGTCTTTCCTGATACCATTCGTTAAGAAAGCCGCTTATAGGTATATGCAGTTTGATCCCGAAAGTTACCCTGTTGCTGATTACAAATTCAACGCTAGTAGTACTCTGGGTATTATCGCTAGAGAGTACGAGGTTACTCAGCTAGTTCAATTGCTTCAGACTATGGGTCAAGACTCCCCAATGTATGCAACACTCATTCAGTCGATTGTAGACAACATGAACCTGTCTAATCGCGAAGAGTTGCTGGCGGCAATGAATCAATCGATGCAACCAAATCCACAAGCCCAGCAAATGCAACAGCAAGCACAACAGTTGCAGATGCAATTCCAGCAGTCACAAACTGCGGCCCTGTCTGCACAAGCACAGGAATCTGCGGCTAGAGCGCAGAAGCTCGCGGCTGAAGCGGCAGTTGTTCCGCAAGAGCTAGAGATTGACAAAATCAACGCAATTACTAGAAACTTGCGTGATGGCGATCAAGAGGACAAAGAGTTTGAGCGACGCATGAAGGTCGCTGATACTCTCCTTAAAGAGAAGCAAATAGAAGGAAAGCGTAATGCTGACAGACCACGAACTGAAAGCCCTGCTCCAACGAGTCAACCGGGAGTTCCAAGGAACATTCCAGCGAATAACGGAGCTGGAGACCAAGGTAGAGGAGCTATCTAATGGCAAAGAAACACCCAAGCGTAGCGCGGGCGGGAGTAAGCGGGTTCAGCAAGCCGAAACGAACGCCTAGCCATCCCACTAAATCTCATGTGGTTGTAGTTAAGTGTGATGATGGTAAAGTAAAAACCATTCGATTTGGCGAGCAAGGGGCTAGTACCGCAGGAAAGCCAAAATCAGGAGAGTCAGAAAAGATGAAAGCAAAGCGGAAATCTTTTAAGGCTCGTCATGCTAAAAATATTGCAAAAGGCAAATGTTCTGCGGCATATTGGGCTAACAAGGTTAAATGGTGACAATCTATGAAAGTTAAAGCACCGGACGGTCATCACTGGATGAAGAAAGGTAGCAATTACAAGCTAATGAAAGATCCTGCTGGTGGCTATAAGCCTCACAAAGGCGCATCTAAGTCAGCAGATTTTGCAGTTCAAAAAGTCCACAAAAAGTAAGGAGAGTGTTATGCCCGGTAAAAAGAAAAAGAAAGTTAAAAAGCCATACGGTTATTAAGGAGTAGCCAATGAAGCCTAAAAAAGGTCTTTACGCTAACATACGAGCCAAACGAAATCGCATTGCAAAAGGCTCTGGCGAAACAATGAGAAAGCCTGGCGCAAAAGGCGCGCCTACAAATAAGGCTTTTAAACAGGCGGCTAAGACCGCAAAAAAACCAACCAGAAAAGCCTGACATTTTTTTAAAACCGTGTTAAAAGGCACGGTATCAACAAAGGAGAAAAGAATGACCCCTGAACTCGAGGAGTACTTTACTAATTACAATGAGCTGTTTAACCATCCAGGGTTTAAGCAACTTATAGAAGAGCTGTCAAATAACGCAAAGCAGTTGGCGGATATTCAGACGGTTAAAGATGAGGAGGATTTGTTCTTCCGCAAAGGGCAGGTATCTGCATTTGCAACTGTAATCAATTTAGAAGCAACGATTACATTAGCGCGGGACCAAGCCGAAGCGGAAGATCAAGAATCGGAAGATGTATAAGATATATGACTTCCGTTGTACTAACGGACATGTATTTGAAGAAATGGTAAGCAACGGGGTTACAACCAGTAGGTGCGGTTGTGGTGCCAATGCTACTAAAATGCTGTCAGCTCCTAAGTGCGTACTTGACGGATCTAGTGGGGACTTTCCAGGTCGCCACATGAAGTGGGTACGAGAACACGAAAAGGCAGGCAGGAAATCTAAATCTCCACAATGACTTAGTTCACGGAGTTTAATATGTCTAGAGCAACAATGGTTGATCCATACCTCGAAGAAGAGGGCAATGTGGACAGCGTTGTAACCGAAGCCGAAGAGACTCAGCAGGAAGAAGATCTTCAAGTTGAACAATCTCAAGAACCAGTAGAGCAAGACACTGACAGCGACATCCCAGAGAAGTACCGTGGTAAATCTCTGAAAGAAGTTGTTCAGATGCACCAAGAAGTAGAGCAGGTGATGAGTCGACACTCTAACGAGGTTGGTGAGCTTCGTAAGGTAGTGGACGAGTACATAACTACTCAACCACGATCGCAAGCACCTCAACAGCACAATGTTGAGCCTGAAAGCGATATTGATTATTTTACGGACCCTCAAGGAGCTGTTAATCGCGCAATTGATAACCATCCTAAAATCAGAGAAGCAGAGAAATACACTGCGGACTACAAGAAGCAAGCGGCGTTAGCCAGTCTAGGTAACAAACACCCAGACATGCAGACAATACTTGCTGACAATAAGTTTGCACAGTGGATCAAAGCATCAAAGATTAGGACTCAGTTGTTTGTAGAAGCTGACCAAGAGTACAATGCGGACGCGGCTGATGAACTATTTACCCTCTGGAAAGAGCGTAAGGTAGTTGCTCAGCAAACTGCTAATGTTGAAAAGCAAGCGCGTAAGCAACAACTCAAAGCGGCCAATACAGGCAGAGCGCAAGGCAGTGCTGAGACGGCACGTAAGAAAACATATCGCAGGGCCGACATTATTAAACTAATGAAAACGGACCCCGAGCGTTACCAAAGTCTGTCAGATGAAATTCTAACAGCGTACGCGGAGGGCCGGGTCAAATAATCTTTAAAGGAGATTGACATGGCTACTGCAACATATCCCGGCGCAGGGGGTAATACCGCGCTAACTGAAGCGGCAACTTTCATCCCAGAAATCTGGAGTGATGAAATTATTGCGGCTTACCAGAAGAACCTGAAAATGGCTCCGCTTGTTAAAAAGCTGGCTATGACAGGAAAGAAGGGAGACAAGTTACACATCCCTAAGCCAATCCGTGGCGATGCAAATGCTAAAGCGGCTGATACAGCGGTTACTATCATTGCAAACACTGAAGGCGAATTGACTGTAGACATTAACCGTCACTTTGAATACTCACGTCTTATCGAAGACATCGTTGAGGTTCAGGCGCTTTCTAGTCTCCGTCAGTTCTACACTGAAGATGCTGGCTACGCACTTGCTGTACAGATCGACAACGATCTTCACGCGGCAGGTACTGGTTTTGGTGACGGTGGTGCTGTTGTATTCAGCCCAGCGGCTACTGACTACCAGCACACTGGCTGTTTCTTTAACGATAACGGAACAACAACTCAGTACACTGATGACACAATTGTGCCAACTCAAGACGTGTTCACTGATGCGTTCTTCCGTGACATGATTCAGAAGCTTGATGACAACAACGTACCTATGGACGGACGTTCGTTAATCATCCCTCCTTCGGTTCGTAACACTATCATGGGCATTGATCGTTATGTGTCTTCTGATTTTGTAAACGGCCAAGTAGTAAGCTCTGGTCTTATCGGTAACCTCTACGGTGTAGACGTTTACGTCTCAGCTAACTGCCGAACCATCGAAGCGGCTGGCGATAACACTGCGGGATCTGCCGATACTCGTGCGGCACTTTTGTTCCACCGTGACGCTGTTGTCATGGCAGAGCAACAAGCTGTACGTTCACAAACCCAGTACAAGCAGGAATACCTCTCAACTCTGTACACGGCTGATTGCCTGTATGGTGTTCAGGTATATCGTCCTGAAGCTGGTTTCGTACTCGCAGTCGCTGAGTAATGAACTTCGGGGGCCCTTGCGGCCCCCTTCCTTCTTTTGCAATAGGAAACTCAGATGTCAAACTATTCCAAGACAACAGACTTTGAAGCTAAAGACTCGTTACCTACAGGCGACTCAGGAAAGATTATCCGTGGCGCTGAATTTGAAACTGAGTTTGATGCAATCTCTACTGCTATTGGCACTAAAGCCGATACTGCTGGGCCTACGTTTACCGGAACCCTAACCTTTGAAACTATTTCTGACGGAACTATTGGCGTTACTGCATTCGTTGACGAAGACAATATGTCGTCCGACAGCGCAACTTTGGTTCCTACACAACAGTCCGTAAAAGCGTACGTTGATTCTCAAGTTACTGCACAAGACCTAGACTTCCAGGCTGACTCAGGTGGTGCGTTAAGCATTGATTTAGACTCTGAGGCGCTGACATTTACCGGCGGTACAGGTGTTGACACGTCTGGATCAGGCAATGCCGTAACCTTTGCTATCGACAGCACAGTAGCCACATTAACTGGCACTCAGACGCTTACTAATAAAACTCTCACGTCTCCTGACGTAAACACGCCAGACATTGACGGCGGTACTATTGACGGTACGGTTATTGGTGGTACTACTGCTGCCGCTGTCTCTGCTACTACTGTTTCTGCCACAGGTAACATTACTGTAGGCGGTACTGTAGACGGTCGAGACGTAGCTACAGATGGTACAAAGCTAGACACAGTTGAAACCAATGCAGACGTAACTGACACTACTAACGTCACAGCCGCTGGTGCTTTGATGGACTCTGAGGTTACTAACCTTACTGCTGTTAAGTCTTTAGACCAAGGCGTTGCTACTACTGACAGTCCAACCTTTGCAGGTCTTACGACTACGGCTGACGTGTCCTTCGGTGACAACGACAAGGCCATCTTTGGTGATAGCTCTGACCTACAAATTTATCATGCAAGTTCGCAAAGCTACATTGAAGACGCTGGCTCTGGAAACCTAAATTTCAAATCAAACGGCAATAATTTTAATTTCCTAGATGGAAGCGACAATGTTGTTCTGCAAATTGATATGGATTCAGAAACAACTCTATATCACAACACAAGCGCAAAACTAGCCACCACCTCCACAGGCGTCGACGTAACGGGTACTTTGGTGGCTGATGGTTTGACTTCTCAAGCTGGCGCTAACGCTACTGACATTCTTAGCTTAAGCGGAAGCGCGGCAGGTAGAACGCTTACAGTGCAGTCTTATGACACCACTTTAGGAGGCGCTGGCTTTGACATCAACGCTTCTGCATCTGCTGGTGAGATTACTTTACAGACTAACACCAAAGATAGGCTACGTGTTGAAGCTAATGGCGACATCAGCTTTTACGAGTACACGGGGACAACTGCGAAGTTGTTCTGGGATGCGTCTGCGGAGTTTTTGGGTATTGGTACTGGCAGTCCGTCATCTGTTTTGCATCTAAGCACTTCTAATGACCCAAGAATAACTTTAACAGATACAGGCTTCGGCGCTTCTGCTGACATTACTGCGACAAATGGAAACCTAAGGCTTAACAGTCAGACAGCTACAATTTTTGGCATGGCTGACAGTCAAGTCATGAGGCTAGATACAAACGGCAACTTGTTGGTTTCAAAAACATCAAATGATAATAGTACGGCAGGTGTTGTGCTTAGAAACACTGGTGAAGGGTCTTTCGTTACATCAGGTCAACGCTCTGGTTTATTCAATCGTTTATCGTCTGATGGCGAAATTATAAACTTCCGCAACGGCGCCACAGTCGGTAGTATTGGTGTTGCTAGTAGTGAGTTGTATTTTTCTTCTGGCAACACAGGTCTTTACTTTGATGACGTAAATAACTTAATAAGACCAACTAACAATGCAGGTGCTTTGCGAGACAATACTGTTGACTTAGGCAAGTCCGACTCACGATTCAAAGACCTCTACCTGTCAGGCGGTCTACGTGGCGACACACTTACGTTTAGCTCTAACGCTGGCACAGAAGCCATGCGCATCACCTCCGGCGGACACTTGTTGGTTGGGAAAACCTCTCAAGACTCTACTAACACCGTAGGTTTTGAAGCCAAAGATGATGGTTTGGCTGTAGCTACTACTGACGGTTCGCAGTCTTTAGTTCTTAACCGCAAGACCTCTGACGGCACCATTGCAGAGTTCCGCAAGGACAACTCAGCAGTCGGTACTATCTCAGCGGCATCTACAAACATCATCTACGGTAATGACACACGCGGACTCAAGATCGAAGACACTTTGATTATCCCTCGTGACGTTGACGACACCACTGCTGATAACCAGATGGACTTAGGCTCTTCTACGTCTCGATGGAAAGACCTCTATCTCTCAGGCGGTGTCATAGGTGATACGTTTGGTACGTCTACAAATAAACTATCCTATAGCATAGCAAACACTGCTCGTATATTTACTGGCGGCTCTGAGCGTATGCGCATCGACTCCAGCGGCAACGTCGGTATCGGCACGACTTCGCCACAAGGCCCTCTTCAGGTCTCTCTTAATTCCTCTCGTAATTTAGTGGTAGGCTTTGACACAGAAGGTGATAGTCGTGTGTCGCTACGTAGTATAGAGGATGTAGCGAACAACCTTAGACCTATCCAAGTAGAAGGTTCGGAAATTATCTTGGGTACTGCGGCGTTTGACCAGACAGTATCAGCTGAACGCATGCGCATAGACTCCATCGGCAACGTTGGTATTGGTACTACTCCGGCTACAAACACTCGCCTTCATGTAGTTGATTCTATTTCTACATATTTAAAACTAGAAAGAACAGGCGCTACGGCTGGTGTTTTATTAATTGGTGCTGAAAGTGGCGTTAACACCATATACAGTAGAGATTCTAGTACAGGAGCGGCACCTTTAAAATTTGTGTCTGGTACTAGCGAAGCCATGCGTATTGATGCTAGCGGTCGGGTAGGTATCGGTACGACTTCTCCTGCCGAAGAATTGCACATTGCGGCGGGGTATCCTGTTATCCGTTTAGAGGACTCTGACAGCACAGGAAACGCTTACGCTGAAATACAGTCATCTAATGGTGATTTATATTTAATGGCAGACCAAGGACAAGATACAGGGTCTTCTAAATTAAGTTTGTGGGTAGATGCTTCAGAACGCGCACGCGTCGACTCCAGCGGCAACTTGTTGGTTGGGAAGACTGGTTCGGCTTTTAGTGTCGCAGGACATGAAATAAATTCAGATGGCCTTTTAGTTTCTACCAGAGACGGCGACAACGTAGCTGTTTTAAACCGTGAAACAAGCGACGGTTCTATTTTGCAGTTCCGCAAGGACAACTCAGCAGTCGGCAGTATTGGTAGTCGTGCAGGAACTGTACTGTATATAACTTCCACAGGAACAAACGAAACTGGTCTTGATTTTGGTGGCACATCTATTAATCCAATGCTGTCTGGAAGTTTGTCTAATGGGACAACTGATTTAGGCAATACTGGTAACCGCTTCAAAGACCTCTACCTGTCCGGCGGTGTTAAAAATAGTTCTTCTATTTACATGGGACGCACCGACTTAAACACTTCCGTTTGGATTGGTAACTCTACTGTTAATCCCGGTGACTCCTCTGGCGCAGTTAGAGATGACGCTGTTAGCTTAGGTTATTCAGCAGGTCGATTCAAAAACCTTTACCTGTCAGGTGGAGCATACCTCGGCGGTACTGCGGCGGCGAACAAGCTAGACGACTACGAAGAAGGGACGTTTACTCCGGTAGTTACAGGTAGCACTACCGCTGGAACTGGAACGTACTCTTCACGAAGCGGGACATATACT